TATATTATGGAGAATATCAAGAAGAAGAAGTTATTGGTACAGCATATAGAATTAACGATGGTGGTGAACCTTATTTCACTAGCATGCCATTCGTAGCAGAGATAGAATTAATCTTTAAAATGTATGCTCCAGCCACCAATACCTTTGCGAGTAATAGCCAAGGAACTAATTTATGGGCAACTACACTTCCTGGAGGTGTTTCTGATTAAATCGGAACTAAATAGTTGTTATGCCAAGTAATACAAGACAATTTACAGATCTCGATTTAAACTTTACACCACACCCAGTCACTGGAGATGTGGGGTTTAAGAATGATGCGAATGCTATAAAGCAGTCAGTAAAGAACTTGGTACTTACTCAAAACTTTGAGAGACCATTTCATTCTGAGATAGGTAGCTCTCTTCGTTCATTATTGTTCGAACCAGCTACACCTATGACGAAAGAAATACTTCGTAAGACTATCACCGATACAATTACGAACTTTGAACCTAGAGCAGATTTAATTGATGTTGTAATTAACTATACTCTAGATGATACTGCTGTAAATGTAAAAGTTATATTTAAAATACGAAATACATTTACACCTATTGATGTGAGTTTCACATTAGAACGAACTAGATAATTTTTTTTGGAGTTATATTATGGCAAAAATGTCAAAGAACTTTGTTCTTCATCAAGGAACAAAGAAATCCACTTCTCAAGGTAGAGGTGGTCGTGGTAGGAAAGTCAAAATAGGCACGAGCACCATGAACAAACACAAACGCAGATCCTTTAAGAAATATAGAGGACAAGGAAAATAAGGATTAAAGATGGCAGAACAAAACAGAAGAATCAAACTAGCAGAGCTGGACTTTGATGGAATCAAAACCAATTTAAAAAACTATTTAAGGGGACAGTCTCAGTTTACTGATTTTGATTTTGAAGGAGCAGGTATATCTGTTCTCCTAGATTTACTGGCATATAATACACACTATAATGCTGTGTATCAAAACATGACAGTAAATGAAATGTTTTTAGATTCTGCTGCTAAAAGAGAATCGGTAGTAAGTATTGCTAAGATGTTAGGTTATACTCCGAAGTCTGCGATATGTGCTACTGCTACAATTCAAGTAGATGTGTCTGGTGTATCAGGAAATCCTGACACATTAACTTTACCAAAAGGTTCCACATTCACATCAACTGTTGACGGAACTGCTTATACTTTCCAAACAACAGGTGCTGCTACAGTAAGTAGATCTGATTCTAACACATATACATTCACGAACTTAGTTATTACTGAAGGATCTATGGTCACGAACACATATACTGTCGCAAGTAATACAAGATATTTGGTAGCCAACGCAAACTCAGATATGGTTTCTCTTGGCGTATCAGTACAAGAAGATCCAAATAATGCAGCATACTTAGGATATACTTTAATAGATAATATTGTAAATGCTGGACCACAGTCTAGAATATTCTTTACGAAAGAAGTTGAAGATGGTTTATATGAAGTAGAGTTCGGCGATGGTGCTGTAGGATTCAGCCCACCGAGTGGTGCTACTGTAAAATTAGAATACTGTGTATCATCACTTTCTGCTCCGAATGGTGCTAAGTTATTTACATACACTGGTGGAAGTTTAGGTTCTGCTTCTGTCACAATTACTACTACATCTGCAGCAGGTGGTGGTGTTGACCAAGAAACTATTGACTCAATTAAATTTAATGCACCTAAAAGTTTCGCAGCACAAAACAGAGCAGTGACTGCTGATGATTATAAAGTTATATTGCCACAACTGTATGATAATGTAGAAGCCATATCGGTTTGGGGTGGAGAAGAAAACGATCCACCAGTTTTCGGTAAAGCATTTATTTCTATTAAGCCAAAGTCAGGAACAACACTTACCGAATCTACAAAATTAAATATAACAAATAATATAATTAAATCTAAAAACCTTGTGTCAGTAATTCCTGAAATAATAGATCCTGATACATTAGGAATACAAATAGATAGCACAGTTTACTATAATAAAAATGCTACAAGTAAAGCATCCGATACTATCGCTTCGCAAGTAAGTGGTATAATTCAAAACTTTAATACAGCGAACTTAAATAAATTTGACTCAGTGTTTAGATTTTCAGCATTAAGTAAAGAGATTGATAATAGCGATAGCTCTGTAGTTTCTAACTCTACTCAAGTAAATCTAAAAAAAGTTTTAACTCCTACATTAAATGTAGCAACAACTTATACACTACCAACAAACAACCCAATCTATAATGACGCAAAAAGTTTACGAGCATATATTGCTGTGTCTTCATCTGGGTTTACACTAAGTGGTTCAAATCTTACTTTCTTCTTAGAAGATGATGCCCTTGGAAATGTATTTACTTACTACTTAACAGGTGGTAATGAAAAAGTTTATAGTGCTCAATCTGTAGGAACAGTAAATTACACAACAGGATTAATAACATTAAACAATTTATCAATCAGTGGAACAACATTAGAAAGTGGTACTGTCAATATTTTAATTGAACCAGCTTCTTATGATGTAGTATCTGTACGAAACCAACTAGCAAGTATTGCTAATGAAGATATTGCTGTAACAGCGATAGCTGATAAGGTTGCGTCAGGAGAATCTACTTCTTCTGCTGATTATGTACACACTCAAGTAAGGTAAAAATAAATGCCAAGTGCAGTAAAAGCAAAAGTCTCAACTGTAGTAGGAAATCAGATACCTGATTTTATTACTGATGATTCTAATAATTTCAAACAGTTCTTAGAAGCATACTATGAGTGGATGCAAACTGTTTACCTGCCACAATCTCATCTAGAAAACATTCGTGATATTGATACGACAGTTGATATGTTCGTTGAGCATTTCAAAAATGATATTATGCAACCTATACCTGAGCAAGCACTTACTGATAAAAGATTACTTGCTAAAAGAATACAAGATATCTATAGATCTAAAGGTACAGAACAATCATATAAATTTTTATTTCGTATTTTATTTAACGAAGACGCAGAATTATTTTTTCCAAAGACAGCATTACTACGACCATCTTCGGGAACTTGGTCAGCCAGAACTGTTATAAGAATTACAGACGCCACAGGTGGGGATCCTTTAGGATTAATTGGTCAAACTATTTCACAAACTCAAGCTGTAGGCGATGGTACATTTAGAACTGTCACAGGTTTCGTAGAAAACGCAGTATCAACTCAGATAGGAAGTAAGACTGTCACTGACTTAACTATGGATGATGAGTCAATTACTTCAACTTTCGAAGCTGAAGATGAATTTAATATAAAGAGTATTACAGCTACATCACTAACAACTGGTGCTACTATAACAGCCACAGTCGTTTCAATTATTACTGGCTTTAATATTACTGATGGTGGATCTTATTATGATATTGGTGATTTAATTACAATCGTATCACCAACAGGTAGCGAAGCTAGAGGAGAAATAACTGAGATTGACTCAGGTTCTGTTACTGGTGTCACTATCGAGAATGTTGGGGCAGGTTATAAAATAAATGATGAAATTATTTTTGATAATTTAGGAACAGGTGGACCAGGATCTAACGCAGCATTATCTGCTCGTGCTTCAGTCACTAATATTGACCGAGACTCAGTATCGCTTGAGTCAGGAAACGCAGGTGGTGGAGGAACACTACTACAAGAAAATAATTTCGACATAGATTTACAAGAAGCTCCAGAAGAAGGAGCAATTAAACAAGTCACAGTTTTAACAGGTGGTGCATTTTATGACAGACTACCAACCCTTACACTACCAACAGGTGGGAACAGAACTGGTGGTAAAGTTGTAGCAACTTCTACTTCTATTGGTAAGTTAAGAAAAATAGAATTATCTAGATTTGGTATTGACTATAAAGTTCCACCTATTGCTTCTGTACCAGCAATATCTATTTTACAAAATGTCACTGGCTCATTTAACGCAGGTGATACAGTCACACTTACAGCTCAATCATTTTCAGTAGAAGATGGCAGTGGTGGAGTGTTATTAGAAAGTGGCGATAATATGTTGGTAGAAAACCAGCAAGTATGTACAGGTACAGTAAGAGATTTTGATACAGTTAAACAAGTTTTAAAAGTAGATAACCCAAATGTATTTTTACCATTCGCACTTGAGGATGGTTCTGGTAGAATGACCACAGAAACTAGAGATACTTTTGTTCAAGAACAATCAGGTTTCTTCGCAGATAGTAATACTGTGACATCATCATCAGGTGGTAGTGGTAAAATTATTGACATTAACTACCCATCTATTACAACTTCGGTTGGTGCGACAGGTACAGGGTTAGGAGGATACTTAACTGCTGATGGTTTTATTTCTGAGTCATCTAAAAAAATACAAGACTCTAGATTCTATCAAGACTTCTCATATGTAGTTCAAGTTGGTCAATCAATCGACCAATATAAAGATGCTGTTAAAAAATTACTACACCCAATCGGACTAGCATTATTTGGAGAAGTACAGATACAAACAATCCTAGCATCATTGATGGGCGATATAAATGATACAGAAAAGAAAAGATATCTGGTCGATTTATTATTACAAGTTATAATTGATGGTAAACTAAAAGCAGTCGGTAATTATAGACCTAATAGTGCAGCAGAACATAGACCAGATTTACCAAAACAAATTTTTAGTATTAACTTAGAAGCATTAGTTGATACTGTTCTTAATTTAAGAATACAAACTTCTGACTTTGTTAGTGAAATAGAGTTCCCTAACTTAACACCAGCAGAAGTAAATCTATTAGAACTATCTCCACTTAACATATCAGTAGAGGATAGAGTAGAAATAGCTAATAGAACTGCTTACGATTTACAAAAACCTGCTAGAAATCCTGTTGTAAGTTTACCACTAAGGAGTTCACAACCATTTGATGGTTCGGTAAGACGAGCAGGGTTTAACTTAATAGACCTCGATAGGTATAAGTTCACATTTAAACCCTCTGTAGCAGGAACTAAATACTCTAATAGTGAAGGCACACCAGCTTTCACAACTAATGGACTTGAAGATGACCCACGATTGACATACCCTAATCCTAATTCTGGATATTATTCACAATATGGTAATACACAAATTAAAGATTTTTCGGATGTTACTGTCGCAAGTATTATAAATAGTCCATATACGCAAGTTTCTTATGCGATTGAATCTGAAATTGGCATATTCAAACAGCCAGCATCAGGTTTGAGATTCTCTACACAGGATCCCGCATTCACTTTTGATGATATCGCATTTACATTCGATGCGGATAGTGTAGAATTTGATACAACTGCTTATAATTTCGATTCGTCGAACTTAAAGTGGGATTTATTAACATAAATTAAATTTAATCCAGGAGAATACAGCCATGGCTGCAATTATAACAAGTAAATTTCGCATTCATAATGCGCAATCGTTTCAGGAAGGTTTTTCCGAATCTGCTGCGACGAACATTTATTTGGGGATAGGTCGTCCACAAGCATGGGCAGACGACAACTCTCCAGATACTCCGACGGATACAGTCTCTGGCGAGTACTATCGTTGGGATGACATGATTGCTTTGAAAAGAGTTCAATCATCTGATGTCACTCTAGCGATTCCTAGA